ATGGCTTCTTGTGAGTGCGTAGGAAGTTCTTGCCTTTAGCGTAGTTCCAGTTAGGGTCTTTATACTTACCAAGTACTAGGTCACCAAAATAAGTTACACATGCCTCAATTGGTTCACCGTTCTTGTAGTGAGTTAGCCATACACGTCGTACAGCTACAATCTTAGTCATCTGTTTTGGAGTGCCGCGTTGTATACCAAGTCTTTCAAAGATTTGTTTTTTCTTTTCAGGATATCGGTAACATAGTTCTTCTACTGAATACTTTAAAACGTGGCAGATAAACGCTGGATTGCCACCTAGTGGACAGTTTTTGTCTAGTATTACGTGTTCTGGGTCTACTACATGCGGTATTACTTCTCCATTGTCACCATAATTAGGGTCAAACTCCCAGTAAATGATACCTATACGCTTACTAAGCAAGTTTCTTGCCATTGTGTCAACAATTCTGTCTAGGTTTACTATTTGACTATGTGCTTTGAGTACCTTTTCCATGTCAGTAGCGAGCTTACGTGATGTAATGCTGTCTTGTGCTGGCATAACTTCTGGTACTGCTGGGTTCTGTGTAAGATAAGCAATGATAGATTCATTAGCTACAAAGATTTGGTTCTCTACATACATCTTCTGGTATCGGTAAAGTGTAGTTGTTTCTAGTTCCTTACCTACTAAGAGCTTAGAGTTGTTGGCACGAGCTTGCTTTAAGTTAAAGCCCATTGGCTGATCCCAATAGCCACTGCTATCTGCAATACGATAGTTAAGATTCTTGATAAGTTCGTTATCAGGTATGTCTAAACTAAGCGCTGGAAGTGAATCAATTACGCCCAGTTGGTCGCTAATATTGTCTACGCGCATGTCGCTTAGTTTTGGTGATGCCGAGCTAAATTGGTCTTGTGCCATAAGTTCCTCTAATTAAAAATAACCCCAAGAACAATTGGGGCTTTTAGTGTTTGCCTGACTACATTATACATCATTATTGCCATAAAACCTTATACTCAGTTTTACAACTGTGACACATAATTTCAAAATATCCTTTAGTAGTTATGTTAGGGTTAAAGTTTGGTGTCTTAGCATTGGAGATTACCATAGCATCTCCACCTGCTTTAAATATGGGTCTACTGCACTTCACGCAGCGATAGAGTGTTAGCTCGTTAGTTGGCAGCACTGCGCTGTATATATAGAACGTTACTACTTTCATTGCCACTCCGTTTCTCTTATTGCCCTACCAATATCGTGCGTCATTGTACTTGAGCCATCTTTATTGACCTTGAACGTTTGTAAGTACGGGTCAGGTAATGGTGTTGTGTCTATTATACCAGCTGATGATGTATCGTGTTTCAACAGAGATGCTAATGCGTAACGTAGTGCGTCCATGCTATGGTCATTGCCTGATTCGGGTTGGTTAATATTCTTGCCGTCTTTGTCAGTTATCCACATGTAGTTTCGATACTCTTTAATTGTATTCACACTACGCTTGGTAACACTAATACGTTGGTATTGCACAGTGTCTATACCCTGCTTGATACTTCCTGGTCCCTTTTCAGCAGGTAGTACGTTTATACCGTACAATCTAAGCTCATCTATGCTCTTGGGTTCTGCACTATCAGCTATTACTAATGTTTCAGGGAACTCTAGGTTGTTGATAAAGTCAGCCAGCGGTTTGTTGTTCATGCCTTTGCGATACAAACGTTCATCAAGTATGTAGCCACCATTGTAGTAATACACGTCTATAAGCGCTGCAGGGTCGTTAGAATAACCAAAGTCTAGTCCACGACGCACCAGCTTAGCTTCGTGTGGTACGTTGTCTATAATTGCCCAGTTGGAATATATCTTGCCTTCAACTTCTCCGAGCTGTCCGAGACCATATACACGCCACCAGTTTTTGTTATGTTTGTGAGATTCAATATCGTCTATAATGCTTTGGTTCAATCCCTCGTTATCTAAATAGGTTAGCGTAATGAAATCATGGTCATAGTTAGGAACTATCTCGGAATACCACCAGAACTCGCTTGTTGGGTTCCAGTCTAGCCAAATAACATCACGAGTACGTACACGCATCTGGTCAAATGATTCATAGTCTATGTTGTTAGCTTCGTTCACAAATAGCACATCACGTCGTGGTCCACGCACCTTGCCTGGTTGATCTGCCGAAAAGAACTCAATCTTTGAACCACTCGGAAACGTATAAGTAAACTCTGTCTTAGTCCAATCAGCATCAACGTAGTATCCTCTATCTGCCATAATGTTAATGAAATCCCTGATAGCACCCCTGCGAAGGTGTGGGAATGATTCCGAGACTACAGATATAAGCTTGGGCTGTGTTTCAACAAAAGGAAAGTTATCGTCATAGTTGTCTGGTTTATGTCCATGACAAGAAGCATAGTCTATAAGTATCTGAAGAATTGATATTGTCTTACCAGCAGAAGTACCACCAGCTACACCCCTAATTCTCTGAGTCAATGTCAATAATTTGTTTGTTGCTGTTGTTCGCTCGAACACTGTCCCCTCCTAACAATGGTTTGTATTTGATAGTGATGTTATTGGTTGTGGATTCCTTAGTGTGTCCCTTCAGCTTCAGGGCTGTTTCAAGATACTTGTGTCGTATTGCAAAGTCTGGCTGTATGTCTACAAATGATTCCTCTGATTTAGTTCCCATAACTACTGCTTTGGTAGCTGCTAAACCCTCATTAAGAACTGTGGATAATTTATCATCAGTAATTCCATACTTTTCCATAATTTCTAAGAAAGACTGACTTTTAGTTAAATACTGTGGGTTTTTAGCACTAGCTTCAGTATATCCTGCCTTCTTCATAGCTTTGGAAACACTGTCTCCCTTTGCTATAAATTCGGCTGCTTTCTTTTGTTTAAGAGTTGCCATCTAGTTTATCTACAATCTCTCTTAATAAACTTATAATAGTCTTTAGATCATCTTCTATTCGTTGTTCAGGATTAGAACTTTGCCACATTATTTGCATTATACCATAGAGACGCCCTACCCTCATGCTACTAGGGAATATCTCAGGTTTAACTTTTACTTTAATACAGTGGTTCTTTAATGTGTATTACTGAATGTAGTTAGGTGTGCCAGCTCACCAGTTCTCCATGTTTTTTTATAACTACACTCAGCAATTGACCAGGTTGACGTAATAGGCGCGTATATCAGAGCCTGGTTTTCTACACACTAATTAGCTACCCTCAGCTAGAAGTTGTATGTCAGTTTTGAATAGTGCTGTGAACTATTATGTAAAAGTATTTAACCTATTTGCAATCACAAGAATATTTAGTATAATAAAAAAGATTATTAGTACATGCACCCGTTAACGCGGGTGTTTTCTATTTGTGATTATTAGTACAAATAGTTACCTGCTATTCTATACCCATTTATAATGCTTGTAAACTACCAGTTGTGATTGTTTATCCAGTGGTCGTAAGCAGCTTGCCATGATCCGTAGCGACTCATTGCATATGTGTTACACCATTTTATTTGTGTGATCTCATTAGTACGCCAATCACTACCTGCTGATTCCATCTTAATGGCTGGGGTGCTTTGACATAATCCATACCCTTCGGTTACGTCAGTTGTGCTTCCATAGTCCGTATAAGATGTGGGACAGTATCCTATTTCACCTTGCCACTTCCTTACGCACCAACCTGATTCATGGCTAAATATGTAATCCATGTATACAAAGTCACTATCTGCTACTCCTGCTGCTTCAGCGTATTGCTGATGCGTTACGGGAATGATTGGCAGTTTATCTACTGGCTGTAAGTTAGATTGTTTTACTTTAGTAACTATACTTTGTGAAGTTTGTTTACGATCTGTGCTTGGTGGTGTGGTTGGGCTAAAAAGCTGTACCACACTTATTCCGCTTACAAATACTACTGCTAAGACTGTAATTGCATACGGCTTGATTGAATATTTCATTAGCTAGGACAGACAGTCAATAAGGTAATATCCTCTTGTACCCTCCTATTACCTTTACTATTATACCCTTATTTATTTAGTTCTGAATCGTATTATTAACAATGCTAGTATAAAACTAACAGAGAAGCCAACCTGTAAATACTCTGTTGTATGTATTACAGATAACATACCTTGTATAGCTAATCCTGACATGATTACTTCACATAGGAAGATGGCAAACTTATTAAACAGTTTGTCTGCTAGATCCTTAGTTGTTGATAGTTTAGTTTGTTTTTGCATAATGCGTTTCCTTTCGTTTAATGCCCTCAAATAGTAGCACGCTTATGCTAATATGTCAATACACTAAAAAAGACTAGGGGGTTGGAAACGCATTTTTGTTTTACAGTGAAGTAAAGATTGTAAGCTTTCCCCTAGTCTTGCGCACATTATACCATGCAGTAATTGTGGATAAGTTTATACAAAAAAGTACTTGCATTACTATCGCTTACGGTTTACTATATATACATAACATAAGCGAAAGGAAACGCAATGAAAGTTATACCAATAAAATATAAAAATACTTCTTATGTATTATCAGAAGATTGTGCATTAGACGAATCATGGGTATTTGTGTGTGAACACGATTTTGCTTATGATTATGCAGCAGCAGTAATATGCTACAACTACGACTGCACAGGCATTACAGAAGAACAAGAACTAAAAGCTAGGCTAGATCATTATGACTACAAAGAGATGGCAGAGAGCGAGTGGTAATGGACAACGAAGTTATAACCAAAGTAGTTAACAAAGTGTCCACACTAGAACAAGCACTTGCAGAACAAAGCCAAGCACTTACAGAACTACGAGACATACTTAATGAATATGTACATGAAATGCAAAAGACAATAAACGAATTTGGAGGATTTTGAACTATGAAAGAATGGACTGAAGAATTATTAGAAGATAAATTAAGCGAATGTTGCGGAGCATCTATAACAGAAGCTGGTGAATTCTGCACACAATGTAGGGAGCACTGTTAAGATGACTTCTAAATCATTAACCAGCAAAGCAATAGACATTAAAGGCAAGAAATATGTCTTGGTATCTGACCGAGTACAGTATTTTAATGAAGCTTATCCTACAGGATCTATAACTACAGATTTAGTTAGCAACCCTGAAAGCGATATGGTAATTGTAAAAGCTACGGTAATACCTGACGCAGATAGCGGTAGGCACTTCACAGGCTACTCACAAGCGGTTATTGGTGACGGTATGGTAAATAAGACTGCTGCACTAGAAAACGCTGAAACATCAGCTGTAGGACGCGCACTTGGTTTTATGGGAATTGGAGTAATTGAATCAATTGCTTCAGCTGATGAAATGAGTAAAGCTAAAGTAAATGGTAGCTATACTACTAAATTTGCTACACCAAAACAGGTTGAGTGGATTAGAAATACTGCAGCAATGTATGCAAACTTAGAAACCAATGAAGAAATAGACGCATGGGTAGAGAAAGCGTTAACTTTAAAACCATCACAGATACCTGTATTTAAAGTTAAAGACGCAGTAGATAAAATTACAGAAATTGGACAAGCTGAGAGAAACGCAGCCAGCAACGCAGTTAAATACAACAAGGAGGTAATACTAGAAAACATAGACGAAAACTTTAGTATAAACGATATTCCGTACTAATAATTAAATAGGAGAGAACATTAACTTAGATGAAAAGATAGATGAAATACTACAAAAATATGTTGCTAACTAACACTAAAGGAGAATAAATGAGAATACTGAATTTGTATGCAGGGATAGGTGGCAATAGAAAGCTGTGGGGCGATGAACACCAGGTAACGGCTGTTGAGTACAAAGAAGATATAGCGGCAGTTTATAAACACTTCTTTCCCAACGACACAGTTATTGTTGGTGATGCCCACCAGTACCTTTTAGACCATCACCAGGAGTTTGACTTTATATGGAGCAGCCCACCTTGCCCTACTCACTCGGTAACAAACCATTTTCTAAAAGGGCAGGGCATATTCAGATACCCTGATTACAAGCTATGGCAGGAGATTATATTCTTAAAGCACTTCTATAAGGGTAAGTATGTGGTGGAGAACGTAAAAAGCTACTACGAGCCTATATACAAGCCACAAGTGGTGGGTAGGCATTATTACTGGGCTAACTTTGAGATACCAGAAAAGCAAATTGACTACGTTCAGATTGGTACGATGAACCGAAGTGCGAGTAAAGATGCACAACGCAAAGCAATAATCCGAGAAGCTCAGATACCAGAACTGACCGATTTACACGGGCTAGATATGACGGGGATAAAACTCAAAAACAAGCGACAGGTACTACGCAACTGCGTACTGCCTGAGATAGGCCTACACATTTTCAATGCAGCTCAGGCCACAACCCCACCAACCACTAATAATTAAGGAGGGTAATTGTGAAAAAGATAGCAAACAAGGTGGAG